TCTGAGTTTTTATCAGGTGAGAACCCAACATTTAACCATTCAGGCCATTGTTCTAAGAAATGTCTAACCTTATTAGCCATCTCAATTGCCGTATCTCTCTTGTTTGCAATAATCAAAACCCTTTCAGGTTCAGTCTCTTTTGCTGTTTGTAATTTTTTTGAAATCCACGCCGCAGTTACTGTAGATACTCCCGCCTGTCTATACTTTCTTGTAATGTTTTCATTATAAGTCTCATAATCCTGTATCAATTGTATTTGGTCAGGGAATAACTCTAATGGTACGAATTTTTTTTGTGTATTATCGTAAGTCTGTAAATATGTTTTTAAAGCATACGGGGCATCTTTTATAATTCTCGCATATTCTTTAAGTTGTTCTATTTTACTCATATATATAAATACAAAAAAAGGTGGTTAAAACCACCTTTTAATTATTTCGATAACCCTATCCCCATTGAAGATAGTAAATTACTTAAATCATCCTCAGAGTATTTTTCTTTTAAACTATCAATAACTCTTCTGAATTCAGATTCAGTTTTAGTCATTGTTTCGTTATCTGTTTTTCTTGATAAATCGTAATAGATTGCTCCCATTAATTTTTTACCGTCATCTGAACCTGAAATAACTTCTTTCATTGTTATAAGATATTCTTTAACAGGTAAATTTGCAATGTTAGATAACATATAGAATTGTAATTTCTTTTTATCTTCATCATTTTTAACCGCATCTGGAAATAAATTCATAACTCTTCTCCAAATAGCAGGTCCTAATCTAATATCCCAAGTTTCGTGTTTAACACTATCTTCTAAATCTCTGGCTCTTTGTGAAAGTTCAGGATTTTCAGGTCTTCTTTCTTTATGTAAAAATTCCATTACACCCTTAATTGTTTCATGAATTAAGAATGGAAATATCATAGCTTCAGCGTTAACTGTTGGTGGTTTAGTTGTTGTGTCTAATCTTGTTTTACCTGCCGCGCCTCCTTCTTCACCTTGAGCACCTGATAAATTTGCCTCAGGAAATTGCCAATATCCTAACATCATTGTTGATACAAATATTGAATATTTTTCAGAAACGTCTTGAACCCCTGTAATATTTGCCAAATCTTCTGAAACTCTTTGAAACAACCAAGTACCATCAACCGCATGACCTTGAGTCATTGCGTTAATTAATCTTCTTTTTGCTCTTTCTTGTGTTAATCCATTAATATCATCCGCAAGTTCTTCCTCTTTTTGTTGTAATTGAGGTTTCTTTTGTTTGTTATTAACTGCAATTTTTTCTTTAACAAGTTTTAAATTAAATTGTAATGCGTTTTCAGGTATTTTAAAATACTCTCTAATAACTCTTTCACACAATTGTTCTAATTCTTGTTCATGTTGGTGTTCGGCGGTCATTAATTGTTGTAAAATACGCATTGCTTGATTTGACAATTGTGCATATTTTCCTTCAATTCCTGCCCCAATGTTTCTTTCACCTGTATATTGTTCTAATTTTTCTAACGCATTGTTATATTCATCTGAAGCTAAAAATTCTTCATATGTTCCATGTCCTTCAGGTTTTTCAGGGAAATCCACCTTATCAAAAGGAGTGTCTCTCGCTGCTAATTTTTCAGGAACGTGTGGATCAGGTCTACTACTATCATCACGATAATTCATTTGTTCCTTTGGTTCAGTTTTCTGACCCAATATCAACTTTGAATTTTTATTACTTTTTGCCATTTTTAATTTTTTGTAAAATGATTGAAGAAATGTTATCTATTGTTGATTCATTTACCGAATTGATAATATTATCAAACTTTAAAAAATCAGGTAATTGTTCTTTACCTGTTTCAAACTTAGGGTCAGGATCAGGACCTACTCCTGGTTCTTTCCATGGGTCAATAAATGGGTCCTCATTTGGGTCTACACGTGGTTCATCCACTTCCGTATCGGTATCAATATCCGGTTCAGCAATTGCTGGGTCTTGTTCTAATAGTTTTACATTGATTAGTTCCATGATTTCGTCTTTTGTTGTTAAGCAATGATAATCATTTTCTATCAAAGAATCAACCCACTCGTCAACTTCTTTTTGTTCTCTTTTAACATTTTTCCACATTGCAGCGGCCGCAACTTTTTCACCGGCTTCTTTGCTACCGTATTTTTCGGCGGCTTTATCTGCAATTTTTTCAAAACCTTTACCTTTTTTACCAACATCACCACCTTTTTTAGCCTTTTTTACTACTTCACTTTTCTTTTCTTTTGAAAGACCATCGGACGGTTTTTCTTCCTTAACCTCTTTCTTTTTTTGACCTTTTAAGATTTTAAAATCTTGGGCATCTATTTTACCATTATGGTTTTTATCTAATTTAGTTTGGTTACCTTTTAACTCTTCAGAAACATCACCTTCGTATGTTACAAATTTTTTCTTTTGTTGTTTTGCTGCTTGTATTGATTGAGTATCGGTTGCAGGTATATTTTCAACACCAGCATTTGGAGTTGATTGTTCACCTAACATTCTTTCGGCCATCATACCTAATTGTTTGTCATTTAATTTAACTAATGTCTTTTCTGAGAAACCTTCTTTCATTAATTTCTCAACTATTTCATTTCTTTTCATAGGTCGTTCAATTTTATTTCTTCATTAATTAGGAAGAATTCTCTTTGTTTTAATTTTTTATTTACACTGTCTATTGGTTCCCCAAATTTAAATGTAAGTCTTGAGTAATCTGAATCCATATCAAATTTCTCCCAAGCAAGTGCAACTACACCATCCACAGCATCAATAACTCCGAAATAATCGGAGTTTTGTACTAATTCTAATTCTAAATTTGTATTTTTTAATAACCCAACTAAGTGGATATACTCCACATCAGGAGATTTTGAAAAAGATGTTAACGAAGCTGGAATGACAAACCACTCTTCCATGTCAATTTCAGTACTTTCACTAAAAATGAATTCGTACTGCTTTTGACCTTTGTAATCTGCTCCAATTTCGTTAACATATATTAAATGCATCTTATTTTAGGTATTTTCCTAAGGCTTCTTTTACTGAATTATTAATAATATCTGTAAGTTCGTGAATATCAATTTCTTTTGTTTCATCAACTGATTCATCAACGTCTTCTGAATAAAATTCAGGATCATGTATGTTTTCGTTGTCTTCTTTCACATCAAAATTGTATGTATCTAAATCGTCAAAATCATCACCTTCACTATCAAAACCATAATCATTTGAATAATCTTTACTTGATTGTCTGTAGTACATGTCCTCATCACTATCAGGTTCAACATGGTGTTTTTTAGTTCTTAATCTTTCTCTTTCCATCTCACCTGGTATTGCTTTGTCTTCAACATCGTCAGTATCGGTATCAAATGGTGTGTTATAAACACTTTCTAATTTATCAATTACTTCACCCAAATCACCTTCTTCACCTGATGGTTCGGTAGTTGGTTCTACAGCAGGTTCGTCACCCATAGGTTCTTCTCCTGTTGGTTCACCACCAAAACCTTCCTCATCTTCACCTTCAAATTTGTCAACGATTTCTTCTTTATCAGCATCGTCAAGTTTATCTAAGTTTAATGCTGACATTACAGAATTGATAACATATTTGATGTCATCACTTTCCATATCTTTTTGTGCATCTCTTAATTTTTGACCTAATTTACCTGTTAATTTTTGAACAACTTTAAGATGGTCTTGTTCTCCACCTTCCATACCTTCTTCCCCTTCAGGTGATTCATCATCAGATGGAGGTAAAGCTGGCGGCATATCAGCCGCCGCGTCCATTGGGGACGGTGCAGGTACCCCTGCGTCAGGTGCCATAGCATCAGGTGCAGGTGCCGAAGCTTCGGGAGCCGGTGCAGTTGCATCGGGAGCCGGTGCAGTTGCATCAGGAGCCGGTGCTGGCGGTACATCGTTAGTTGGTTCAGGTGCCGGTGCCTCAGATTGAGGTGCCGCGGCTCCTTTATTTTTTAAAATATATTTTGTGTCTTCTTGTAGATTTTCTTGGCCTTTTAGGAGATCTAATCTTTTAAA